TGAAGGGGAAGGGTCAACAACCACAGGAGAAACAACCCAACAGCCCACACAAAGTCCAGAACCATCTCCTAGTCCTTCCACAACGTCTTCGAGCGAAGCGACTCCAACTCCGACTCCAACTCCAGAACCCTCGCCTGCAACTTCGGACCCTCAAACTTCCAGTACGACATATTCCACTGAGGCGCCTCCATCCCAGACGAGTGGGACTGCGTCAACTTCTGGTTCATCCGAGCCAAGTCCGACTCCTGCGCCTTCACCTTCGCCTGAGCCCAGCGCAACTCCTCTTCCAACATCAGAACCCGCTCCATCTTCTGAACCGAGTCCAACTCCAACACCGACTCCAGAGACTTCACCTTCCGTAACAACGGCTCCTTCGTCTGAACCCAGCCCACAACCCAGCCCGCAAGAAACGACAACAACGGTAGCCACAACTCCAGAAACATCAACGGTTACCTCCGTTCAAAATAAAATTGAGAGCGCAACTGTAACATTAAACACGGCTGTTCAAGCCGCTAGTTCAGAACAACAATCTGCTGCCGCTACTCCGGTTGCAGAAGCTCAGACAGCTATTGCAGCCGCCGAATCTGCCACCGTAATAGCTGTAGCAGCGCAAACTGCCGTTGATTCTCAAACTGTTGTGGTGTCTACGGCAGCAAGTAACGTGTCTACTGCTCAAGAGCAATTGGCTACTCTTCAGGGTGCCCCAGAAAACACAAAAGTTTTTACAACAGATGGGTATGTAGCTCCGGTAGCTCCTGAAAGCCCTACGGTAACTACTACTACTCTTCCTATTATGTATGATGCTGCAACTAAGATTCAAACACCATTTGACATTAAAATGGGTGATACCGTCTATAACGGTCAAGGAACAGCTAGCCAGATCTATGTAACTTCTAAAGCAACTATTACCTTTGGTACTGGCGACTTTAACTGGTGGGATTTTCCTAATGGTCCAAGCATCTCAGTGTTTGCAAGTGACTACCAGAATGCTGGTCCTGGGGCATCGACTGTAGTCACTACTACAGAAACTACTCTGGAAGTTGATTGGACCCTCCATAAGTTTGCAGATCCAAATGGACCGTTAACAAATGTTAATTGGAAGATGACGGTAAACCCTGAAACTGGGGAATGGACAGGAATCGGTAAGATTTCTGGAAACACTACTGGCTTGTGGAATGGGCCTAGAACAGGAGTAAGAGAAGCTGTAGGAGAACCAGTTAAACCAATGACTGCCGTAACTTCTGAGACCATTGCTGCAGCTGAAATTGTTGTAACAACAGCTCAAACTACTTTATCAACTGAGCAAACAACCCTAACTACACTAACTGAAACAGCTACTGCAACTATTGCTGCTGCGGATCAGTTGGCAACTGTTGCTGTTGAGAAGGTTGCGACTGCAGTAACTGCGCTCTCAGCACCTGTAACTTCGCCAGAGACTCAACAGCCGTCTGTGTCGCCAAGCGAACCGACTCCTGAACCTGCTCCCTCTCCAACTCCTCCTGCTCAAGAATCTTCTCAATCAACAAATCCTCAGAGCCCTCAGCCATCCACTCCTCAACAATCTGACGCGCCTTCGCAATCTCAAGATTCCACAACAACTCAAACTGATGCTGGTCCATCTACTTCTCCTTCTGACACTGGCAATTCTGGCACTGACACGGCTCCAGAACCTCAACCCGAGACTCAACCTCAACCAACTTCTCCTGAGCCTCAGCCTGAGCCAACCTCTCCATCAGAACCTGAGTCTGAGGATCCTCCAGTAACTCCTGAATCGCCGTCTGAACCTCAGGACGAACCTGTAGAACCAGAGCCAACTCCTCAAGAGCCTGAACAAGAACCTTCTGAAGAGGAAACACAAAATCCGGAAGAGGTTGATCCGGTTGATACTCCAGATGACAATCCTTCAGACACTCCAGACGATTCAGAGAATCCTCAAGAAGATTCTGAAGCTTCCAATGATCAGTCCACAGAAACGGATTCATCTACTGAGTCGCCCACAGAAGAACAATCAGAGCCCACAGAATCCCCAACAGATACGGAAGATACTTCATCGGAATCCGAAGAAACTTCGGAGCCTCCATTGGAAGATGGCGCAGCTGAGGAAGAAGAATCACAACAGCAGTCACAAGAGCAAGAGCAAGAAAATCAGTCCACAGAATCATCCTCTAATACTACACCTTCTGTAGAAGAAGCTGTCACAGAGGCGCTAGCAGATGGAAAACTAACGGAAGCTGAGAAAGAGGTTGTTGCTGAAGCTTTAATTGAGGCTGCTAATGGCGGTCCAGTATCTGCTGAAGCCATAAAAGAAGCAGGTATTGAATATAAAGATCTTCCTGCCGAGACTCCAGTTGAGGTTAGGAAGGATGAAAACGGTAACGAAGTTATAATTACAGCAGACGTTGCTGCGGCTCTCGTTTTATTAGAGAACCCATCTGAATTAGTTGGCGCAATATTTAGCGACCCCGGGGAAGCACTACAAGCACTTGGAAGTATCGGTGCTGATATGTCCCCTGAAGAAAGAGAAGAAGCAGAAAAAATGGTAGTTGCTGCCGTCATTGCAGGCAATGCTGCAATCAATGCTGTAGCAGTTGCTGGCGCTGCTGGAGGAACCACCACCGGTGGTAGCTCTAGTGGTGGAGGAAGTTCTGGAGGCGGAGGAGCCTCTGGAGAATCAAAAGGATATAGGAGACGCAAACCTTGAAGCTACTTAGAGACATGATAGATCAGCTTTGGACACTATTAGGCATGTTTATTGCCTGGGTTGTCCTAGACGGTAGTGCTAAGACTGTTGTAGGCTACGCAATAGTAGGCACCTTGCTGGCGTGGGCAATCACATACCCCTTGAGGAACCCAAAGGATGAAGAATAAGAGTAAGCTATTCCTTGCAGGAATGTCCCTGGTCTTTTTAACAGGCTGCGGATATGATGGACATTTTAGATATCCGTGTCAAGATCCAGCAAACTGGGAAGCAGCAGAATGCAAGCCACCAATTTGCACAGCTAGTGGAACTTGTCCAGAAGACTTAGGCAAACCAGAACAAGAAGGAACACAAAATGGCTAAAGAAAGACTTACCCCCCAAGAACTAGATGCTCGCCTTAAGTTTATTTTAGGCATAACACTAGGCTCTATTTTATTTTTTACCGCTATAGGTATTCTCTATGGCCTTTTATTTGTTACTCAACCTATTGGGGCTCAGTCTGAAAATGACAAGATGTTCTTTAACGTTCTTGGAAGCGTAGCAACATTTATCACCGGAACCCTTGCTGGCCTTCTTATCGGTCAATCAGGCGCTAAAGATATTATGGCAGCACAGCTTGCTAATAAAGAGATGGATGCTAAGAACACTCAAGCCGACAAGAAGCTTGAAGCGGAGATTGATGATGCTAAAGCCCGTAGATTGGCAAAACCAGACGGCGCTATGCCAGAACCACAACCAGTAGATGAGGAATGGGATAAAGACTAATGGCTGAAATGGGAACAGCAGCAAAGCTCATTGAAGTAGCTACTGCGGAGATTGGAACCGTAGAAGGTCCTAAAGATAACGAAACTAAGTATGGTGCTTTTACCAAGGCTAACTTTCAGCCATGGTGTGGCTCATTCGTTATGTGGTGCGCTGATCAAGCTGGAGTAAAAGTACCTAATACTGTTTACACTCCAGGTGGAGCACAAGCATTTAAGAAGAAGAACTCTTGGATTGATGGAGACCTAGCTGATCCAGAACCAGGCGATATTGCGTATTTTGATTTCCCATCCGATGGAGTAGACCGTATTTCGCACGTCGGCATTGTTGTTAAGGACAATGAAGACGGCACCGTATGGTGCATAGAAGGAAATACCTCTGGAGATTCCAAAGGTAGTCAACGTAACGGAGGAGAGGTCTGCAAAAAACTACGTGCATACAAGAAAAATAAAAAGAATGTACAAATCTCTATCGTTGGATTTGGTCGCCCAAAGTTTAAAGGGGCAGCTAAATCATCTCCGTCTCCAGCTGCTGAAACTCAGGAGACATGCCATTGTTGTGGTAAACCTAAATAATTAGGATGTGATCCTTATCTAGGACGGGGAGCCGAAAGGCTCCCCGTTCTTATTTATAAGACTACTAGCTCCCTGCGTGGATCTATACCATCCCCTACGACTAAAGAAACAAGACCTGGGGCGCTTTCAAGACCGGACTTATTTCTAAACCAAGCGGAGCCATTATCCATTGCAGGGTTCTGTATAAATAACCTAGGGCCTACGCTTTGAACATGGTAGTGATGAAAGTGACCAACATTTAGAATGTCAGCTTGAGCGACGGAGCAACGTCCCATAGCTTGTCCCATCCACCACTTAATAAGATCCCTAGCTTGATGGCCATGAGCCATGCCATATAGGGTTCCACTTAAATCTACTGCAATAGTTGAATCGTCTGCAGCAGGATACCTAAACTCAACTCGATCACGAAGGAAATCATTTTCTTTACAGATATCTTCTACTGAAGCAACAATATCAATCTGCCAAGAATCTTCCGGCCTACCTACAAGAAACCTTTGTACCTCATCATGATTACCAGGAACTACAGGAATAATAATTTTAGATGTTAGTTGAGACATGGCTTTAATCTGTGAAATAAGCATGCGTCGTCCTACACGAACTTGTTCTGATACTCCTATATCATGACGTCCCATGACTTTACCTTTTTGGCTAGTCATGCCTTCGATGCAATCGCCTAACTGTGGTAATGCGATCTGACCAATAGAATATTTTTTAGTTAGTTCTTGATGGCGTTCTACTGATGCATCAAAACCTTTTAACACTCTATCAATAATAGCTGGGGTATCGTCTTTACCGTATTGTGTGTCGCCAATGCTATATACGGCTGTTAAATCTCCAGTTGTATCTACAGACTTGTTTGGTGTCCACTTGCTTATACCCTCCAACAACTGCTCTAAGTCATAATCTTTTTTAACCGAATCAGTAACTGGAACTACGTTAACTCTAAACGACTCTAACCAATCACCGTTGTATGTTTGCCAACGAGATCTACGATGGGATACGACTGCCCACTCTTCTGGGTTTAGATTTGCTTCACGCAGAATATCTTCTGCACCTGGCGTATTACCATCTGGTCTAGGTGTTGAAACAACAAATCCACCATCAGTGCCAATCTCTGATCTAGGACGCCAAGCATCCGGAATACTTTTATTTAACTTATCTGATCCTTGATTACCGGCTTGAATTATTGCATCGTAATCATCTGCTAAGGACATCCGCATGCTCCATTTCTATGGGTGAGCAGGGATGACAAACCAAATGTTGCTCCTGCTTTTTGGTATAAACGAAAAAGACTTCTCGTTGAGAAGTCTGCGTCATTAATCGAAGTATCAAATGCAGCTCTATCATTTTCTGCAAGAGAAGCTGCCCATTGTCCTACAACACAATAGTTGAGGATCTTGTTATTTTCTTTAGCCTCTTCGTAGAGGTTTTGTAACATGTGTTTGCTCCGTATGTTGGTCCGTATTGCCTAGCCCCAATTCTGAGGCTAGGCATATACTACACGAAATTAGTACGAAGCGGAAGTTCCGCCGTCAAAGTTAATTCGAGTACGCTTTGTAGCTGTACGAATAATGACGCCGTTACGTTGGGTCTCACCTGAAGCTGGGTCTACCTGCTTTGTATATCTAGCGGTAGTAGGTGAATAAGCTGCGCCATTTCGCTCAGCTGCTGAAGGCAACGCGTTCTTACGATTTGCTTTAGTACCGTAAGCGCTTGGGTCTCCAGACTGTGCACCCTGCTTCTTAACTAACTTACCAGCTTTTGGTGTAGCCGTAGAAAACTTAGTGCCTTCACGTCCCATAGGGGTGCGGCCTTGCTTTGCCATTCCGGCTAAAGCTTCTGATGTTGCATCTGCCATTTTAATCCTAACCCTTGTTAGATCTCTTAATGATAAGAATACCCTAAGAGACTTGTATAGTAAAGACTATCGCAGAGATTTGTCCATCTCTTGAATCTACCGTAGTAAATCCAGGTCTGCAAGTAAGATCAAGCCCTCTTGGGGCAACATATCCACGAGCTATTGCAATAGCTTTGACAGCCTGGTTGACAGCGGATGCGCCTACGGCTCTTAATTTAACTTGAGGAGCCTCATAGAGAGCGTGGGCGATAGCCGAACCAACCGACTGTGCATTAGATCCAGCGCTTACACGCAGGAATTTATCTTCAGTTTCTTCTGCCACGTTTAGTAGTCCTTCGGTTTCGAATAGTGGAAGCCCTCCGAAGGTAAACGGTACGATATTTATGGGGTTAAGTCAGCGTATCCTGCCGCCTTTAATAGCTTAATTAGGTCGTCTAACCTAAGAACTGCTGGCCAGTCTCCCACGGTAGCTGGTCCCTGGCCATTCAGTCGGAGGACGGCTACAGGCAACAGGTCGTCCGCACTTCTTTCCTTTAGCTGCTTTATAGCTGCACTTGGATTAAAATCTTTGCGAGCTTTTACTTCCCAATCTATGCCGATAGTTCCTGTAACGTCAGTACCTGATCTACCCGCACCAGTAGACTTTGCATAAGGCCAGCCTTCAGACACTAACTTGTTGGCAAGAATGTCCTGGGATTTGTACCCGCGATGCTTTCTAGATTGCGATGGCATCGTTCATCCTAATTTTAATTAGGAGTTCTAAGTCTTCTAAAGTTCCCCCATTGACAATGGTATGGTCTGGAGTAAATCCGTCCAACTCAGTCTCTGATATGTGAGAATTTACTGCTTCTACTCCAGGGCGTACAACTCTCCAGAGCTGCCCCTCAAACCGCTCAATATAATTTGCTTCGTTGGTAAAACGAACATCAGTAACAACGATTCTTTCTGATGGGTGCATGTCAGATAAGGCGGCTTGAATCCAAAAGTCTTCATTAAAAACTTTACGGGCAGATACTCCCAAGTCTTGTAATAAACGCCTTACTTGATTCTCCTGCTTAGCTTTATCCCAACCAACAAGATCTACTAAGTCTTTTAGATAACCTGTTGGGCTGCAAGCAACCAGGGGATTTACGTCGTACAAAAACTCTCTGATCTTATCTGCAAAAGCGACACGTCTATATCCATACTTCTCTACAAGAATGTTTGCTACAGTATCTTTACCCGACTGAGCATAACCTGTTAGTCCAATTAACTTATAGGATCTTCTAATACCAAGCTCTTCATCAGTAAATAAAGCCATTTGTTCCCAAGTCATGTGTCCTCCTAAGGTAATAGCCAGGTACTTCTACCTGCAGCTTTGTTTATATTAACTCTACGAGTAATCTCTCTATTGATTAGAGCAATATCTTTTGATAAGCGGTCAGAGATAATCTTTATAAGGCCGCAATAATTTGATAGTTCTTGCAAAGCATCCGCTTTGTTTCGGTACTCCTCATCCAACTCAATCTCTGCGTCAATCATGGCCACTGCCTTGCCAGAACCCTTGAGGGATAATTTTTTTTCAGCCCTAACTATGCTAAGAACTTTTTCGCCTTCTGCTTTATCTACTTCTGCACACCAAAGCTGTAGGTTTATAAACTCTAAATAAGCAACATACTTTGTGTATAAATCCATAACTTCTTCTTCCATCATACCTGTGATGTCTGATGGTAATGCTGGAGCGTCATAACCAAAACGTTCGTTAACTAATAAGCCTTGATTCTTTAACGCCTGAATAGTTCTACTACTGGCCTCAGCTACCTTTAATTCAATAGGGCTCATGCTTCTCCTCCTCTAAAAGGTGCACATCTCTTACACCCAACTACTGGGTTAATACTACACACTGGTGGTCGGTTGTTGTCAACTGCCCAGGAAACATCCATAGCCTTATCAAAAATATCTTTGGTGTACTCGGGGTTATATTGAACTGTAAATTCTTTATAGTCTTGACTTGATTTAAGTTCATAGATAAATACAATCTCTGTTGGCGCAGAATCTAAAAGACCTTCTGCAACCATTAAATGACATAAATGTAGGTATACCTGCCCCTGCAACTGGTGGCTTCTAAATGGAGACTTGATATTCTTCCAGGCTTTTTCTACATCTCCGTCGGCCTCTGCTAGTAAATACGGGGCTTCAAAACGAAGAGTCCCAGGACCTATTGATTTAATCTCAATAAGAAAATCGGGCCCTAATCCCTTAACCCAACCATCTGCTTTTCCAGAAATCTTATGCTTAGCGCTGTGTAGAGGAACTTCTGCATAGTCAACACTTGGGTGAATATCTTTTGATAAAGCCCAACTTGTTCCAGTTTTATCTTTCCACGTACCGTACAAGTTTCCCATTTCGGCAATCCATGTTTGCCATTTAGTGTGAATGTAGTTACCTTCAGCAAAAATAGATGCCTGTCTAAGAGTTAACTTATCCCGCACTTCTACATAATTTCCACGTAGTGCGTGATAAGCAGCTAAGGCACACCACTCTATCTTTACTAGATCAGATGGGTGAAGTACGTCATGATTACGTTCATCAAAAGGCTTTGCAAGTATGTGGCGCTCTAAAGCACCTACAAGCTTTGTTTCTCGCTTCTTTGTATTAAGGAAGCTTTTTAGCTCCTTGTTTTGTATCGCCTTTTTTACCACGTTTGTCCTCCGAATCAAGCCACTGGTCTAAGCTTAAACCCTTGGCGGTATACCGACGCTTAGCTGCATTTCTTTCTCTATGAGACATGCCGCCAAAAATTCCATGTAGTTCATCATTAATGATAGCTTCCTTTAAACATTCTCTACGTACAGGGCACGGAGGTCTCCCATCTTTGCCCCAGCAAATAGCCTTAGCTTTGTCTGCTATCTCTTTATATAAAGTTTTGTCTCGTGGCGGAAAAAATATTTCCGTATCTTCTCCTCGGCACTTAGCCTCATATCTCCACGCCCAAGACACTCTGTCCTGGTATTCGTCCATCAGTCTCCCACTATTAAGTTGTGCAGCTCAAAAAAATCCTCCTCTAATAGGACTACATAATTCTCACCGTCTAGGTGTAATCCTAGCACTGGTTTACGACTATCCAGGATCGCCTCTTTGGTGATCTTCTTGAGCACTTCAGACTTAATGGTGACCTGTTTTTTTCCAGTCCACTTATGCTCTATGAGGAGGCTGTCGTTTCTTACATCCCCTTTACGAGACCAAAACGCCCCCGAAGCAGCACTGCGTTGCCCGCCTATTTTTTTGGCTAGCCTCTTCTCGTGCTTTAGGGACTCTTTTTTACCCCTACTCTCCATCGAGCATCAAGATTGGCTTGGTCTTAAGAGTATCCATAACAGCCCGGCTAATCTCCTGCTGTAGGTCAACTTCTTCTCGCAGAGAGTCTAGGAGGGCTTGGGTACCCTGCCACTTACGCTCTCCGTAATACATCCAACCTCCACGGCGGTCTACGATCCCATTTAGAATCGATAAAGCAACAATCTCTTTAGCAGAATCATAATGACCTGCATCGATTGCCCCACCGTCCGAAAAATAAAAGTCTAGGTACGCCGTTTGTTGCGGTGGAAAGGTTTTGTTTTTGATGGTCCGAACGCGAATAGTTTGTCCAACACGTCGCTTATCTTGTCCAGTACCGACTTCGAGCCACTCGTCTCGTTTGACTTCACAACGAATCGAGTATGCGTAGTCTTTGCCGAGTCCTCCCGGCGTTGTACGCGGGTCACCGTGCATCACTCCGATCTTCATTCTATATTGGTTGATCATAATTCCTAAGATTGGGCGTTCGTCTTCGACGAGATCGCGCTTTGTAGCAGCTGCAACCTTACGGAAGAACTTATTTGTAAGCATAGCTCCGCGTCCGACCGTAAACTCCTCCATAGTTTTCTCATCCTCAGCCGAGGGTACAAGAGCAGGTAAAGAGTCGATGACAACCATGTCAACAGACTTAGACTCACAAAACTGAATAACAGCGTCAAATGCATCCTCCATACTATTTGTTTCTACAATCAGTACCCTAGAGGTATCGACTCCGCACATCTGTGCGTATTCTGCGTCAAAGTTTTCAGCAGCTACCCATACAGCAGTAAAGTCTGCATTTGCTTTTTGATTAGCTGCAATAGTTTTCAGCGCAATAGCTGTCTTGCCGTGAGATGCCTCACCAACTACTTCAACCCAATGATTCATAGGCCAGCCCCCACCTAGAACTACGTCAAGTGTAAGAGAACCGGTAGTAATTCTTTTAGGTAATCTCATTTCTGAGGCAGTAACTACGGTGTTGTTTCCTAGTTTTTTGTTAATAGATGCCGCAATTTTTAGTGCATCTGAATTAATTGTCATGGTCATTACCCGATCCTATCTACGATTACAGTGGGGTTGAATCCGCTTCCTTGTGCTGGTTGTTTTGCTGGAGTTACTGGACCTTCGGACCCGGTACCACCAACACCGCTACCAGCTTGAACTAATGGGTAGCCGCAATCATAGCAGCGTTTACGTTGAGTGCCTTGAGGCGCCATGTAATTTCCTGATGTACAGTTTGGACAACGTTCAGTATCTCTTGCGCTAGCAGCTCTAGTAACTAGCTGATCTTGGTTTGGATCGTAAGAAACTTGAACGTTAGGTTGCTGGGTAGTGGGGCGGTATACATTGCCCGGCAATGGACTTGTTGGAGGTGTAGTAGGTACGGCGTTTGGATTACCTAATTTTTTGTTCCACCAATTTGCATTACTCATAGTCTTCCTCATCTACTAATAGCTTTGAGTCAATTAATCCTAATGAAAATAGAGTTGATACGCAAGAGACCGCAGCCGATAGAGATACCAGTCTAAATAATTCGTGAAGTTGGGCTGCATCCTTTTCGCTCAAAGCGTCAGGATCTCCTGAGGAATCATCCAACATATACGCTGCAGTAGTTATCTTTGCACATAAATCTGCATGAGAATCAATTAGGGGCAGTAGTGCTCCCATCCTAGAAAGTCTAGCTTGACTATCTTGTTCTTCCATTTCTGAGACTTCGTCGGAGATGGGAGGTAGGCCCATTGCATCAGCTATACCTTCAGGAGGAGTAAGCATAGTGTCGTAAATAACTTGTCGCATAAGCACTGGAAGAGGAACCTGCGTTACTGTAATCCTTTTCTTCTTACGTCTAAATAGCCTCACTTTGCCTCTCCCCATCTATTTACTACCTTTACATCTGCTAACAAAGGTATGTTCAATGCTTTGATGCCTTCCATAGCTTGACGAATTGCTTCAGCTGTTTGCTCAGCAACATCTGCTGGCGTTACTGTAACTAACTCATCGTGTACCGTAAGAATAAGGCCTGCCCCTTCCGGGATCATTTTGTTAGCCCTAATCATAGCAAGTTTAATTAGGTCAGCTGCCGACCCCTGTATAACCGTGTTAAAAGCTTGACGTTCAGCACGAGAACGCTTCCAAATTTCTGAGGATCTAAGATCAGGCAAATACCTGCGCCTCTTTAAAAGAGTGCTGGCGTAAGGTATGGGAGACTGACGCTTGCTTTCAGCTATAACTAGTCGTTTATACCTAGAAACAGAGGGAAACTTTCTGGAAAACTCATCAAGTAATTCTTTTGCTTCCGATAAAGAACACCCAATCGATGTAGAGATTTTATCTGGGCCAACACCGTAAGCTAGGGATAAGACAAGAACCTTTCCAGCTTTTCTATCTACACCCATAGTATCTCCGATAGTGGTATAGATATCCTCCCCGTTAAGATATGCCTCGCACATAATACGGTCCCCACTAAAGGATGCAATAACTCTAGGCTCAATCTGACTATAGTCAGCAACAACTAGCTGATGACCTTCTGGCGCTACAAACAGATTTCTAATAGCTTTTCCATTGGCGGTGTGTGGTGCTGGCACATTTTGTAGGTTTGGATTTCTACTAGAAAATCGACCTGTCTCTGCCCCATACTGAACAAAGTCTGTATGAATTCGGCCTTTATTAAGCAAAGCCTTCTTAGCAACAATCTTTGATTTGCCGCCTAAAGTTCTAGTTATATCCCCACCAAGGTAGGGAATCACATAGGTAGTCAACAACTTATTTAAATCAGAGTACTGAATAAGGCTATCTACTAACTCATCCTTACCAGCAAAAGCCTGTAGAGCCGGCTCAGCAACTGAGTAGTCGGCAACTGTTGGTGTAAGACCCTGATCGATTCTCTTCTGTCCTGCCGGAGTTAATACCTTTGGCTTTAGTCCTCGTCCCCCAACTGTTTTGGGAGAATACAAAAGCTTTTGTTTTTCTGGAACACTGTTGATATTAAAAGCTTTGCCGGCATTTTTATATATATCTGCCTTAGTTTGTTCTAGCTGCTCTTCTAAGTTAATCTTAAGAGAAGAAAGCTCACTAACATCGATGTCTGCTCCCCGCAGCTCCATGTTGCAAATAACCTCTAGTACGTCCATCTCTAAAGCAAAAATACCTTGTAATCCATCAATTTTTAAACGATCTGAGTAGTTTAAGTAAAGCTTCCAGGTCCACTCGGCATCCAAGGCTGAGTATTTAGCAACCTCATCAAAGCTGTGAGACTCTACGTGAGCTCCGACTCCCTTAACCATATTGTATTTAAACTCACGCTCAAGGCAATCGTCAAGACCTAAACTGTTGCGAACTTGGTTATCTAATATAAACGCTGCATTAAGGGTACAAGCGTAAGGCTGTGCAGGTAACTGCCCCAAATACTTTGTAATGCTTTGTAGATCAAACTTTAAGTTATGACCGACTTTAATCTTGTCACTTAAAAATAATGGTTTCAATGCTGAAAAGACTTCAGCTGGAGTTAATTGCTTGGGTGGCTCACTAAAGATGCGCTTAGCCTTACGTTCATCTTTACTGTAATCGATAGGACGAAGCTCTAGTCCTTTAAGCACTCGTGCGTGTGCGGAAGGCAGTAGTGGATATTCAACACGCAAAAAATCTCCGTTGGGATGTCCCATAGGTATGACATCTACTCTGTCATGTGTTGCTAAAGATATCCATACAACAACGTTTTGTCGTGGATCTCCTCTGTGATCGCCCATGCTCTCGACGTCAAATGCAAAAGCATCTACTTGTTCATAGGCTGAAACTAATTCTTGTAACTGTTTAGTGGTCGTAATAATATTCATGGGTCTCCTGTTTAAGTGTTAGGAGCCGGGGAAGAGAAAGGAGGTTAAACAAAACCCGGCTCCTAACAACGATGATTGGTTATGCCTGTCCAGCTAGTTCTCGAGCTACCTCTTCCAACTCGGACTTACTCGGGATGTAGAGGGCATCCGGGCCAAGTGGCTTGAGGGGTTTAATTAGCTCTGCAGCTGCGACAGGGTCGATGTCCCAGTCATCAGCAAGATCGCGCTCTTTAACAGGAGTAATAGAGTACGCGGTCTTGGTTCCAGTACCAGACTTGCTCACTGCCCAGTAAAGATCTGAGCGGTCAAGTGGTCCAGTCTTTTTATCCATGTGCAACTTCTCAAGTTGTCCACATAGACGAACGCCAACAATCATCAACTGAAGTTGTGGTTCTTCTTCAGATAGATTTAGAACAGTAAAAGCAAACTTCTGTGAAGGTACGCTTCCTACTGCGATTAATGGATCTCCTTCTCCAATACTAATGAATGATTTTTTTCCTTGACGATTTACCCAATGCTGCATAAAAGTCATTGGCTCTCCAGAAATAAATTTGATTAGCTTAACGTCTTCTTCAAATCTAAAATCAGTAGCGTACTTCTGATTAGATTTAGCTACTGCTTTCTTTGCAGCAGCCCAACCACTTTGGATTGAAGAAGAGCGATTAGTTGTATCGTTTTCATCTTCTTGGGTAAAAATTTCCTCCAGCTCAGATGCTGAAGGTGTGTGAGGTTGTGCGTCAACATAACTGTCTAAGTTAGGTGTTTCTGTCTTTTCAATTCGAATACCCATTCTGGGGTACTCCTTTCATAGGATCATAGGATCATTGGTCATAGGTCAAATTCAAGAAACGGCTGTTTCTTGAGAGTGAATCTTACTCCATTTTTCCATCAACTCAATTGATAGATCTGGATATCGATTCCAATCAACCCGAGGGGCTCCTAAGAGCTCTCTAGATTGAAAGCTTTCAATGGTGGTTTCAATAATTGCTCTGCTGTACATCCGCCATCCTGGCTTCTTTACACCATCTACAATCACTGACTTAAGTCTATAGGGTGCACGAGGTATGTACCCCTTACGTTCCCACAACCTAAGCGTAACCAGCGGTCTGTTTAGCGCCAGGGACAGAGCCCCGGCACTGAACAATTCTATACTCTTTCCGTTAGGAAGAGTCTTCAGTTGGGGCTCTGAATCCCAGGCAGTAGACAGCTGTTTTACAGGTTTAGCGTTAGGGTTTGGTTCCCGACGCTTACGTTTTGATCCCGGATAGTAATCGTCCAGGTCACTAAACAGTTTGTCTACTTCGTCGCTCATGATTTACTTGTAATAAACGCCCACGTAATTTTCTTTGGAAACATAGCGTCCACATCTTCCTCTGTGAGTTTTCCCTCATAGAGTGCAGCCATAACCTCATCCTCAGCAACTGTTGGGATAGGCTTGATACAGCGATCTGCTAATCCTTTTTGAGTAAGAATTAGAATTGCTGCATCCATATCAAGACTTTGTGAAACTCTGCGTTCCCGCTTAAGAGATACAACGCCATCTACTTCTTCTGGAAGAGGAAGCCAAACGTGTCCCTTATCGTCTGTCTCACCTTGTTTGTCTACAAGATCTGAAAGCTCCGTTTTAAGTACGCTCTGCTCTTTAGTCAGATCATCAATCCGACGCTTTAGATTTACGTATTGTTTTACCGTTCCTAGTAAACCTTTGGGGGATACGTCACGTGATGGTTTTTCTACTGTTGCCATGTGCCCTCCTTGTTTGGCTATTTAATTTGGATAGATTTTGCTTTCTTATCCTCTGGCAATTCCTGTTCCAATGTAATACGAAGCATACCATCTTTAAGCTCAGCGCTTTTAATTTTGACATACTCTTGTAATACAAAGTCCTGTTCAAAATCTCTGGCTGCGATTCCGCGGTAAACCGCAGCTTCTGGCTCAGAGGTTTTTTCTCCAGACACCGTAAGAATATTCTCTTTTACGGTAAGTTGCAAATCTTCTTTTGTGAAGCCTGCCACAGCTAACTCTAGAGTGTAGGTTTCCCCCTGTTTATAAAGGTTATAGGGAGGATAGGTAGTGGTTTTTACCTCTTTACTGATCTCCTTTAAAGTTTCAAACAGGGGATCAAAGCCAATTGCCCAACGATTAATGTTGGGGAAAAGGGTTGAGAGGGTTGGTGGCATAGATGCCGGTAGTTTTGATCTTGGCGTTTCCCAATCTTTTGGGCGCCAGTCTTTTCCATTTGGGGTTGGGTACATAGTTCTCTCCTTAGACGAGACTAGTTAAAGACCCCCGTTCGGCGGGTCTAGGTGTGTAACAATTATAGCGTAAAGATTATTCCGCTATGTATTTTTTGAGGGCTTCGATAATAACCTGAGTTACGGTCGTTCCCTCAATAGCTGCTTTTTCTTTTACAGCAGCCCAAAGCTCATTAGAGACACGTATAGTACGCGTCGGAGTCTTAGGCGAATTAGGCATAGTAATATGTTACAGGGAAACATTTTGTAAGAACCCCCTAAGTGAACCCACAGTCAACTTAATTCCGCCCTGTGAATCTATACCCTCTCCATCTACAACAGCGCCAGCTACTGCTAATTTTTGATCTAGCATTGCATGCTGTCGTTCTTCTACCGACCCCTCCATTAGTAAATCCTGTATGACTATAGATCCCCATTCGCTGGATGCTCTTCGGATTCGTCCATTACGTTGAAGTGCGAGTCCGGCATTCCACGGAAGATCGTAGTTAATAAGAAGATTAGCTTGAGGTAGATCCACACCATAACCCCCAGCATCAGAGCTGACAAGGATCCTAACTTCAGGATCTGTTTGAAACTTAACTTTTGCTTCTTCTTTTTGTTTAGCATTCATTTCTCCTGTATACGGTGCACTAGCCCAATCCATTATAAACTCATCGCGTATTAAATTTACCATGTGCACATAGCTGGTAAAAATAACAACTTTGTTGCCTTCGTACTCTGATAAAAAGTTATTAACGTATTCTTTTAAAGCAGATAATTTTGGCGACTTAGTCACTGAATCTAGACGACCGCTGTTCTTTAGCTCTTCAGCATACGCAGAGGATTTGGCAGACTTTCTAAGTAGATCTGGGTGGTCGCAAAGCATTCTAAGTGCAGTAAGTTTAGACATAATTTTACCACGCATAGCGTCGGCACCATCAAAGTTTTCTCCCTGACCATAGTGTGCAAAAATATCAAATGATGCACCGTAGGAGTCTAAAGCCTCTTCTAAATCATTTAATAGTTCATAAACTATAGACTGATATAGCTTCTTACCGGCTGAATCAAAAGCTACAAGGATAGGTTCGGCATTAATAGTTTCTGGCAAGAAGGGGGCTACATCAGGATCGCTTTGACGTTTACGTACGCAAGCTTCCATAAGAGTTTTGTTAAGTACGGGAAGATTTCTGTATCTCTCTACGCCACCAAACCTATTTCTAACAATAAATGTTTGGTCAAATAAATCAAAACGACCTAGAACACTTTTGTCTACAAACTGCATTATGCTATACAGCTCTTCAGGCTTTCCATTTTCTACTGGGGTACCTGTAAGGGCAAACTTATAATCGCTACTTAATTTCTTTATGTATTTAGATCGTTTTGATCTAAAGCTTTTAATTGCGGTTGCTTCGTCACAGACAATGAATCCTGTAGGGAGTTGTCGTACATACTCCCAGTCGTTAACAACTTGCTCGTAGTTAAGAATGACGTAATCCACCAACGAATGACCCCAGTCGATGGCTTCCGCATACTGCTCTGCTCTTTGCTTTGGCGTTCCATCAATGACCAAAGGGTTTGAAGATCCATCGGTAAACTTCCTTATCTGTTCTGCCCATTGATATTTAAGGCTGGAAAGACAGATTATAATTCCTGGCTCACGTACGGAACCGCTATCCATTAGCTGTTCTAGCGCAGCAATTGTAAGGACTGTCTTTCCCAGCCCTAAGTCATAAGCAACCAGCATCTTTCCCCGCCGAGTCATAGCTTCAACGGCTTCTGGTTGAAACGGGAGTAACGTGCCTGTAAATGTCATGCGTATATGGCCTCTACCCCGAATACGAAATGTTTGGCATTATTAATGCCATTTTGAACTTCTTCTAAAGCCATATCCCCTATATCTTTCTTGCCGCTATCACCGTAAGCAAAAAAGGAACACTCCATTCCTAATGACCGTATTCTAGTAAACATATCGAGGGATGCTTTCTCACCAGCCGGATCTACTTTGGGATTATCAAATGCAAGGATTAACTTGTCCGCCTGTCGCATAAGATCGATCTGTTCTGAGCTTACAGAAGCTCCAAAAGTTGAAACACCAGATCCAATTCTCAATGAAGAGAGATATACGGCGTCTAAAGGAGACTCAACTACAATCATAGTTCCGCCCATCCAAACGTCAAGACCAAATAAAGTCTTTGATTTTTGTACGCCGGCAGGACGGTTTCTAAATAGCCTGGAGTTCTGACCCTTTTCTTGCCAACCCATAAGCTTGTTAGTTTTAGGGTCACGTATGGGGGTAATCCAGGACTCCTGTTTATCATTCCACAAAACACCAAAGTTATAGCAGGCAGTGGCTGTTAGTTTGCGGGCAGCCAAAGCCCATTCAGGAGCGCTATTAAATACCGCTAAACGAGCTTCGCTCATCTCTACAGGTCTAGGAAGAGATACGTATGACTCACGCATCTGCTCTACATGCTTAATAAGTAAATCTAGATCTACTTGGATAGATGCTCTTAGCCAGTCTTTAGCAGCATCAAAATCTAAGCGTCCCCACTCAGTTTTAAGATCAAGTATTTCCGCCACCAAAGTTAGTAATGTTCCTTTGTATCCACAGGAAAAGCAGTGGTGGACACCGGTCTCAACATTAATAGACCAGGATGGATTGAAGTCTTCTCTGCCGGTACGTTCCAAGTGCATAGGGCACCAGCCAGTAAGTTCATCACGATGCTGAGCTTTGTGGTCTAACCCTAAACGAAGTAGGGCTTGTTCTACATCCCCTTCTCTATACATTACGGCCTTCCCACTCTTCAACGCTCCACTCTTTATGGCAATGCATGCAGTAATAATGATCTACTGGAGACAAGTAATCGTCTGTAAGTAGAACTCCTGCTACTAACCCGTGATTACCACGCTTACACTTAACCGTGTAGATATAGTTTCTAATTCTCCACAGACCTGTGTTGAACTCTACAAAGCTTATTGCTCGCTTAAACAGATATTTAAATCTCCACACGATCAATTGGCGTAGGCGCTGTAGCTAATGCTCCGCACTCCGCACACTCCATTTCTAAGAAGTAGAACGATATCTCATAGTCATCGAACATGACTTTTAGGTTCCATAAAGTTGATCCGCAAATACATACGTGTATAGGGTTGTCTTTATCTCTTAAATCAAGTGGTGACACGTACCCTCCTTCGACGTAGGTATTTGCGATCCTTAGATGTTGTGCCACCCCACACACCTTCTAACTCTGGGTGGCGTACTGCGTATGCAAGGCAATCAAGGGTGAGCGGACAGTCTTTGCAGATGCTCTTAGCTTTATCTAAGTCTGCGTACATCCCCTCGTCATCTGGAAAAAATAGTTCAGGGTCTGCGTCTTTACAGCTTTGTTTGCCGTTAAATGGATGTGTTTCCAAATAGAGATCCATACTCTTCAAACTTCCCTTCTTCCCAATCCCATAACAGGTCAGTGGATGCTGGCCCGCAGTTGCGACTTGCAACAATTTTTAACTCTCTAGATGTATCGTCATTCTCATCTTGCTTTTGTAGACCAAGGATTACATCTGAGTCCTGGTAGAACGAAGATGAATATCCAATGGCGTCCGCCGAAACTTGGCGCTTCTTCATCTTCCAAAGAAGAACCTGGGTAGAGATAACCATTGGAAGTTCTTTGGACATTGCTAATTTCTTTAAGTTACGGGTGACATTTGTAATAGATTGAGGTGTGTTAATCTCCCCCGTGATTTCATCTAACATAAGGTAAACACCGTCTACAAATACTATATTGGGACGAAGCTTATCAATCTTGGCAGCAAGACCCGTAACCGTCATTGAAGGTACTGCGTCAGTTAGATAGAAGTTGTGCATACTTTCCATCTTTGAAAGTGCTGCTCTATATCGAGCTTCTTCTTGTTGATTTAAGGATCCACGAATCAAGCGAGAATGTGCAATCTTGGCACGCATTGCGTCGTGACGATGTTGTTGCTCAATGTTAGTCATCTCAAATGATTGGAACATGGGTACGAAACCATCTTCGTGGACGTTAACTGCAATTTGCATTGCAAGGACAGACTTACCTGTCTTTGGTGGAGCAATAATTGTTACTAACTGGCCTGGCTGTAATCCGGCAGTAGCCTTGTCGATTGTAGGAAACCCGGTAGCCATACCAAGCAAACCGTTTGGTCTAGTCTTGATAGATAGATACTCATCAAAACGCTGTGATGCATTGTCCGTAAGATCGATATCACCAGAATCTTTTATGCCTTCGTCTGCAATCTTGGCAACGCCAACACTCATAGCAGCGATAGCTGCATCATGATCTCCGCCTTGAATTGCTTCTGCTGCAGCCTGTACTACATCAATAGTTTTTTGACGTTTACGATATTCAATTAATTGATCTAATAAATAATCCAGTGAATCATCTACAGCAAGTAAGTTATATGTAGGAAAGTTATCTTTTACAGTCACAGCTGTAGGAACTTCTTGATATTTAGTCCAATGATTTACTACGAAATTCCATACTGATCTATTGTCTTCTACAAAGAACCAGTCACCTTTTACACCAGCCTCAAGAAGTGGAGATATATCCCGTGTTCTAATTGCTCTAGACAGAAGACGAAGTTCATTATCAGCTGCCATTAGATCTTCCCCCCCAGGTCTATAAACTTGCTGCCATATCGTAGAGCACGAGATGGTATATCCACAACTCCGACAAGTTCAGGGCGGTAAGGCAGCTCAGCCACAAGATCGGCTACTACGTTATATCTAAGATAATAGTTAAAAGGGTTAGTACCCAAATTGTCTAAATCTTCCTGGACTTGCTGCATTTCTTTGGTAGACATGTCAAAGCCTACAAGCTCCATGGAATAACCATATTTGTCAGCAAAGCGCCAGAATAAAGACAGCGCCTGTCTATTGTAAGAAACTTCTTCCCCTACTACAGGGACACCTAGGACCCGTTTGAAAGTGGGCTTTCGATCAATAATGCAATCTAAAGTTACCACTACTCTCAAAGGAATCCCGTTAGAGATATCGCCCCCCTTCAAGTTAGACTACCTCAATTTTTCCGTAATCAATTAGAAGTTGTCTAAATACTTTTGGATCTTGACTTGCGGCAATAGCGTCTAGCTTAGACGCACGAGTAGAAAGATCGCAAGGATAAATTCCACCATTCCTGTTCATCTTAACTCTAACAAACCGCATATGTTTGCATTGAGCTCTTCTCTCAGAACCAGGACAATTACAGCGTAAAGTCTTACCGTCAGAGTTTAGTTCTACTTCGTGCACGCCCGTCTCTGACAGAAAGATCTGTAACACTTGCCAGTCATTCATTTTCAAGCCCATCGTCTTCTATCTCCCTTCTCTGATACTACGTCAATAGGAACAAAAGCTTCGTGGCCAAAACTTCCCATCGACTCACCATACATGTCATCCCACTTATCCAAAGAATAGTTGGTTGTGACTATCGTTGGCAAACCGGCGTTAAACCGTGCCCTAAGTAAAGCATCAAAAGTATTTTCTGCCCACCCTGAAGCGGTCCTATATTCTTTTCCTAAGTCATCTAGTATGAGCAGACAAACATCGTTTTCTTTGCCCGCCTCTCCATATAAGCCTTTGATAAGCAATTCAATAGAGTCGTCATCTTCAGACCAACTCATTTTTTGTAATCTTAATAGCTTTGGGTAATCAAGAAACATAACTGGTCTTCTTACAAAGCTAGTTGAGTTTCCCCAGACAGAAGACTCTGCTGTCAGTATGAGCTCCTGTGCTACAGCAGATGCCATCGTTGTTTTACCGTGGCCCGGGCTGCCCTGGAGTAGCAACCCAAGACCACAAGTCTTTTCCCCAAACGAACGAACTACAAGTTGTTTCTTTACTAAACCAAGCCACATTGGAATTTGATTTGGTAAATGATCTAAATCCTCTAAACGCATGCCAATAGTTTTTGCAGGAAAGTTAGCATTATTAATTTGTGCTCTCTTACTTCCTGGTAAGCCCTCTAGTGAATACATTACCCCTCCAGTAGTTTCAACATCTTTTCCTGATGTTGTTTCATAGCTTCTGCATCGCCCTCAGGTTGCTGATCGCGGTGCACAATTCCATGAACAGTTCCGTAGTATGCCACAAACCGACGCCACAATGGCTCACCGATTCCAGCATCACGAATTAATCGTGGATCTTTAAAGAACATGCGAACTGCTTTTAGCATTCCCACATTTGTAGATCCTTCTCCAAACATGCGTAACATCCAGTTGCGTAGATGATCACGATTAATCTGCCCGGGAACTCCGGGAACATTTTCACGAAGCAAGTCATAAAACTCTGCGATGATGTCGTTAACATCCCAGTCCTCTTCAACACGTTCGTTACGGCGCATGTGTTTAGGGACTGCCTCAAACTTTGTGCGCTTGTACTTTGCGTTTAGTCGTGCTTGACGGTCTTCAATTTTTCCTACGGCGCCTGGTGTTGCGTCCATCTCCTTGGCGACTTTCTTCTTTGGCGATGTTGAATCTTCTTCTTCAAAAGGCCAACCCATATCTTCTCCTTCCCGTCCGTCAGGACCTAGAGATAAAGTACGTAGTACTTTATCTCTCTTTAAGCTAAGTGACTTATCGCTAGTATTAGTACTAGCGACTGTCCCACTATTAATGTATAGACTGCCTGAAAAACCGCTGACGGAAAACCCGTCACTGGTTTTCTTTACATAAGGCATATTAAGGTCTTCTTCAGCAAACTTCCAATAGGTGCGGAATTGACCTTTTACTCGATGCTGTTCCATTTTGATATAACCAGCTAATTCAAGTTCTTTCATAGCGCTACGTATTGCGTCTCGTCCCTCATTAACATCCGGGCGATCCACAGCTTCCTCAGCAGATATGACTCTACCGATTTCTAAATAGAAATAAAAAAATCCCACGGCTCGTTTTGATAACCGCGGATCTGATGCGGGTGATTTCATAAGCCCTCCTTCAAAGGAGGACTCTAGCGTGGTGGGACCCTTGGTGGCAACTTGGGGGCTGGGGCGCTCCACTCGTCTACCAAGAGGGTAAAGACTAGGGCTAAAAAGGCCGCTGCAAGCCCATAGACGGGCAAATAAAGGATCTTAGTATCCAGGACTAGGGCTGCTCCTATAGAGGCTATAAGAGCCACTAGACCGCGCCATTTGCCTATTGGACGTATTAAACCTTCTATGGCAGACAGCAAACAGGCAGAAGCCAAAGCGGCTATAAAGACTGTTTCCATGGCGCCTCCTATTGACGGAATATTACCCTATCCACGTCGAATACTATACCTGGGGCAGGAAGATCTGGAGTACATTCAATTTTAATGTCAGCTTTAGACGCCCCATAAATTTCAGCTTTTGGAGCGTACACGGAAATATACGCCCAACGATTTAGTGCCTGTATACGTACTGTTTTAACTTTAGTTTGTAAAACAACATTTGACTCATCATAAAACCTAGCTTTTAATGTGTAGTTTCCAAAAGCATCCGCGTTTTCAGGTTTAATGGCTACAGATGCGTAATACCCCGAAAGGGTATCTATTAGTTCTATGTCACTATGTATTCCAAAAGTAGTTGCCGCAGTAGACGTAACTTTTCCAAAAGCAACTCCATTTGTGGAGTACTCGTCAAATAGCGTTCCTCTAAATACTGCTCTAGTTAAAAGTGAGGAATCAGTATTCCACCCATCAGTAGAGGATTCAAAAGAAGGAGACTGTAAAATTGATGGTGTTAATTCTGGAAATTTAGGGGTGGGTAATCCTGGTCTTAGTTCCCAGCTTGCAGCATAAGGAAGAACTAAACTAATAGTGTCTACTAATCTTGCAGCTTTAGCTGCATAATTAGTCCAGCGATAACTACGACCAGAGGATGTGGAGTCATTTTCCCACTTACAATCGCTTGTTTCTATAACTTCTTCATTGATAGGATCAGCCGGAATATTTGCGCCATCTCCATCAAAGTATGTAGACTCTACTCCACTACGTTCTAGTTGTACTCCGTCTACATAAAAAATATCTCCAACTTCTGGATTAGTTAAAAATAAAGAAACTTTTGCTGACGGCGCTCCCGCGTCTATTACATAGGTAGGGGCTATAGCAGTTACCTGTACTCTAGTAGCAGAAGTTGATACTTCTTCTTCTATAGCCTCTACGTAATAAGAGCCTGTAGGGTAATAGTCCCCGTCCTCATCAGAAAGAATTTGAGACTGATCTTCAGCAGACTGTAATGAAGAAAATTCAAGACGAGCTGTAATTTCTTTTGAGGACTGAGCACTAACATAAGCAGTAAATGTATATGCTTGTCCGGCTCTTACCGGCATCCAATCACTTACTATTCCAGCCCTATCTGTAGTTGAAGCAACAAACTGTGCAGCATAAGAACCCCTATGGATTGCGTAAGCTGGCGTGGTTACCCTAGTCAAAGTGCCGTCGTGCGGTGTCCAAAAATTTGTATTATTTTCAAAAGACGGGTTGTGAATAAGATTAGTTTTATCTCCAGCTGCGTATATAAGAACTTTTCTTGCATCTTCAAACGTAGTGGTTCCATCAGCAACTGCAAGCTGCAACATGTCTATAAAGTATTCAACTTGATTGTTGTTATTTGTAAAGGTAAGGGCTATAGATGCATACGCCGCGTTATCCGGTGACAGTTGGCCATTTACTCCAGAGTCCGATTTTGATGCAAATTCTTGCCAAGTAGTTGTACCAGTTAGCGCTGTATTATTTGCTGTTGAAGATATCAAAGTACCTGCTCTGTCATACCAATTGATCTTTGCAGCAACTGATCCGGTTTTACTAGAGTCTTTTATTCTTAACCAACCAGTAAATCTATATCTAGTTGCAGGTTTTACAGGCACCCCGTATAAAACTTTATCTGCAGAGGTTGAAGGTAAATTAAGAACTGGAGAAGTGTTGTGTCCATGAATCCAACCAAACCCTATAGATCTAGGATTAAACCCAGGATTGTAAAACAGTTCTGGGCTAGGTGGACCTATAGCTATACCAACTGTGGCAAAAGAATCAGAGTACTTTACCTGCGCAAAATTACCTACAGAGGTTACCCAATTTCCAATTGACTCTTCAAAAGAAGAATCATTATAATTTAAAAGAAGATTTTTACCAACTTCTATTTCTGGAACCCAGTGAGTAAGAGCGGTTACATAAGACTGTATAGACTGTGTGCTTCCTTTAGTTGCATTTACTTTTTCACTAACTCGGTACACGCTTCTGTGGTAAATGTCTCCCAAAACAGGTTCATAACTAAACCCACGTTCTTCTATTTTAGATTGTAATAGTTCAACGGGGGTGTACTTATAGTCCATTGATAACTCTAGTACCTTAGCTTCGGTTCTTAACTTATCGTACGCAAAAGCATACCCAGAAAGAACGTCATTTAAATAGGTGTCATCAGGCTCACCTATTTCGTCTCCTTCTATATTTAGCCAGGCAGCTGGCAACCACTTTTCTATTTTTACTAAAGTAGGGGTTACTGACTCATCTACAATTACAGTTGAGGTGTTTCCGCAGTTAATCCAATCATCGCCGTCGAATATCCAAAGAGAATAGGTTACCTGTCTTCCTCCATCCAAAGGTCCATCTATAGCGGTAGTCCTATAATTTGAAATGGTTCCACTATCGACAATTGTCCCATCATAAGGATCATCAGCCGCACCGCTAAAATTTCTGTTTATTCTCCAGTGCGTAACTGTTGCAGCTACTCCCGGACTTAATTCTTTTTCTGGGTCTGTTAATACAGAGCTCCAATATAGATAAACTGCACCATACGTAAGTGGAATAGCCCTAAGATTTCCGTTATAGTACGCACGATTGTTTTCTATCTGGCCATATTTAAGTCCAGCCTGTCCGTATACAACAAACGAATAACGACCCATTTAGTTACATTCCGGCTAGAAGGAAAGGGTCAAACCTAACTGCTTGGGCTGTTGCATATGCTTCGTTAGCGGTAGTGTTTAACGTGTTGTATTCAGAGCTACCCACGTATAAAACATTTGCTGTTCCAACCTTAGGTTGAGCATTTCCGTTTAGATTAAACCCAAGAGTATTGGTAGAGTTATATGCTTCAAATAAGTTGCTTGTTACCGTGGCTGAGCTATTTTTTAAAGTTAACGCAACAACGTTAGCTACAGTCATGTTATCCCCAGCCTTAAGCAAATATGGGGAAGTAGGAACGCCATTTACCAAGCCACGTTCAATATTTGATATGCGCTCATCCAAAGAATTCCAAGAAGATGTAGAGGCAAACGTTCCTGTATAGTTTGAAGTTAATAAACCATTAGTAGCATCAACTGTTCCATTAAGAGCAATTTCAATGGCACGTACTTCATCTTGTAGCGAGTTAATGTGATCAGCAAGAATGGTATCTTGAAGATCTACTTTTGTAGTAAAGCTTCTTACCGACGTGGGAAATGAGGCTGGCATTATTTTTCCTTTTCTAGGCTATTCCACCGGTTAGGTTGAATACAAGGTTAGTAGGCAGAAGGTATCCAAGTTGTCCTGCACTTAATGAGATTGTACCGACAGATGCCGCGTTAGTTGTATTGAACTTGACCAAGGTTACGTCTTCTACACCTGGAATTAGGGCCACGGTAGAGATTACAGAAGACATAGTTATTGTTTTACCAAATTCACTATTCTCATAGGAGAACAGACCTCCAGCATTTAAAAGAGCTTTTGATATGTTCAGCTTTACAGCGGATTGTTTATAGGAATTGCTTATTGTTACTGCTAAGGTTAAGTATACGGGAACATATGTTGGGGCCTGTACGGTTACTGTAGTTCCCACAGGAATTTTATCGTCTAAGTAGTTTTCTACTCTATTTTTTATTTCTGTCCATGAATTTGTAGCAACAGAGTTCACAATACCTGGAGTAACAGTTCCGTCGTCTTGTGGTTGCATATATAGGGTGATGTTTGTATATACCGCACCAATAGCTTTTGTACGACCTACCTGCGCCACTGTATTTGCTAGGTACTCAAAGTCAGCTAAAGTAATTGCTCGTTTTTTAGATATAATTGCGCCCTTAATTTTTTTTCTAAGCTGTGGCCCAGAATCAGCATCTGCTCCACCGACAGCGGCAGATCCGTTACTTACTCCAATTAAAGAAAGAACTTCAGGATCTCCATTGCCAGGAATAAAGGTAACTTCTTCTATCTTATCAGCAAATATATTTCCAGCTATGCCGATGCTTACTTTATAAAGTGCACTGATTAATTGGTTTGCCTGAGGAATTAATCCATTGACGCCATCTCCAAATATTACCGTGGTAGTACCGTCTGCATTTAACCTTGTAGTAAACACCAAATCTCGTGGACTAGAATCTGCAAGAGACTCTACGTATGTCCACGGCGTAAAAGCGGTTCCTTGTCCTACGTACACAACTAAGCTATTGTCTACAATTCCGGTGTCAAATAGATCAAACTCCTGAGCGGAGGATCCATCGGATGTTCCTACGCTTACAGGAAGGGGCTTATATGTAGTTGGGCTAATTAAATCTGGACGATCTGTGTTAACTGTTTTTCCTTCTCGTGTTAATACTGAGATGCTTTGTCCAGGTTGCAACGCAATTATTGCCTCAACTGTTTCAAAATACACTTCGCTATAGTTACCTGTAGTTAGTGGGGCCATTACTTGAGTACCAGCAGGTAGGGTTACGTTAACATCTCCATTATTTAAAAAAGTAACTAATAGTTCTGCGGGGGTAGGTCCTGAGGGTTTATAGCCGTAAAGTTCTGCAAATTTAAGGAGGGTCTCCGTCTTTACTGCCGTATCAACCCCAGTTTCGTTTGCTACTCGGTCTAGGTAATAAGACATGATGTCGCCCATATAAGCAAAGGCGTCAAGAAGGACTGCCCCAAAATCTGACTCATCCTCAGCATCCCAGTTAAAGTTAGTTCGTTGGTTTATTAAACGAACTAAATCAGCACGCAAAGCCTCATAGTCTCTAGAGGTGTAATCTATTTGCATTACTGAGCCGCGCTTTCTATGAGTCCATTAGCGCCAAATACTGCGCTACTTATGGTAACAGAGGTAAGTCTATCGTTTGGAAGTGCCGCTACGATGGTTATATTCGCATAGCCTTCAGAACTAATTTCATCTAGGACTAGGCTAGTAATACGAAGTTCTGGAAGCCACCGATCCATAGCCTCGGTAATGGCTACCTTAGCAGCCGTATAAAAGTCATTATCGTTTTCAAACAAAGCGCTAGCTATGTCTGTGCCGTAGTCCGGATTCCATGGTCGTTGACCTTTGGGGGTGGATAGTAGTGTCAGCATCCTATCCATATAAATTTTAGACTCGGTGGTTACCGCCTCTAGTTTTCCAAAAAGGTCTAGGGTAAACGGGTAATTTATTGCTCTCATGCTTTAGCTCCTATCCATACGGGAAATTCGGGATCTCCACCCTCAAACATAACCCACACATTTGATCCAATTTTAGGTACAAACTTTCCTACAAAATTTACTGAAGTAATAGCACTGCCCGATAGAGCCGCCCCCGCAGAAGATCCTTGGCACCCCACCTCTAGATAATCTTTTGCTTTTAGTTCCAGGGTATAGGCAAGAGATACCTGGTGTATTGGAGCAGTTCCATTATGGTTGATTACCATATCTGTATGGTTACCGGTAACTGTACCCCCACCAGATGGGGCTACATGAGTATACGCCGTTATAGTGTGTTCGCTGATCCATCCTAAAGCTGTTACTGTTTGAGTGGTATTGGCTACGGCAATCCCGTTTTTTCTTAAAGATAAAGATATGTTGCTTTGACCCAAAGAGTTTTTTGTAAAAGTAGCTAAGGAGTTTATTAAATAAGTTCCTGTTTCAGGTATGACAATCTGTGTTCCATTCACAGTAATTTTATTAGCATTCTGTTTTGTCCAACCAGTAATTGCTGCTATAGAAGTTGTAATAGTCTGGGTAGACGAAGACGTAAAAGTTCCATACGGCATATTTACATCCGCAATTTTTCCTGTTACTTGGTCAAGCCAACCAGAGCTTTCAGTTCCAGTTACTTGAGGAACTTGAACCTTTATGCGACCCTTTTTAAGGGGATCAGTTACGTCCACAACTCTACCTGAGTACACTCCAAAAAATCTGACTCTTCCTAAAGGATCTTGCATATAGTTAAGGTCATTAATTTCTCTCCCGTTCATAGCACCCTGCTTGCTTTAGTAGCTTGCCAAGATGTGCTTCTCTTTACCGCAGAAAAGTCTGGTATAGAGTCTTGGTATAAATCCGGAGAGTTTACTGCTGGGGTTACCGCCGTATCTCGTGGCTTTATATTTACTGATTCAATAGGTGGCTTATATAACTCAGTATCATTTACAGAAAAAGCGTAATCAACTAATACGGACTCTGCTGGAACAATATTTTGTCCAGCTAATTCCGAATTAACATCCCTAGTTTCTACAGATTTGTAAGCTTTAGGGTTTTCTTCTCCAAGCACGTCGGTACCTAACTCTACTTCAAGCATGTAGTTAGCAGGTATTCTTCCAAATCTATGAACAACTTTTAGAACTGTCCAGTATCCAGACATTCCGTTTGGTAGGCCATCAATATAAATTGGGTCGTAAGGACGTATTCCAGCGTTACCAACTAGCGTAGCTGTAGCTCTATACGCATATCGTTTAGTTTCTGCCAAATCATTGGCAATTGCTTTTGCTTCTGTTAAGCTTGTAGTAACTTCGTGCACGTGATGTTTTTTGTATTTTGCTTTTGGTTTACTACTAGAACTAACCTTAGAATACTTTGTAGATTTAGATGGCATCAAAGTACTCCTTGCTTGGTACTACTTTTCCTAAACTTTCTTTTCCAGCATAATCTTTTGTAGCGTGGCTAGTAGATATGATTCCTCCGGAAGAGGCATTAGTGCCGGTCATTACTCGATCTACACGTACTCCGGTTTCTAATGAATCGTCAGAAAGATTTGGAGTAAATCTAAAGCAAGTACCAACTTGTCGTTCTTCTTTTGTTAATCCATCTACGTATCTAAAGTATGGAGCTTTAGCTTTTTTATCCTGATAAATTTTATCTTTAGATACAAAAAATACGGTGGTGTTTTCTGTTCTTAAAGCAAAACCGGTTTGCTTTGCAAGGCGTCTCATTATTTGCCAATCGGTTTGTCCAGCTTGGACAATAGATTCTCGTAGGCGGGGATGCCGTTGAGTTACGACCTTTAAAGGTAAGAACTAAGATATCGTGTGCTTCTTGTTCTTGATAAAGATCTGCGCTTATAAGTATTAGGTCAAGCTCTGGAGTCTTTGGAAATTTTACAGAGAAATCTGAAAGCCAAGGAGAAGCCGAGGACTCAAATTGAAAGACCTCTGAAGCCGTGGATAGGTTATCTATTGACATACGGGATCCTAATAACGGTTCCTGGCTCAATATCAAACGGGTCTGTTATTGTCGGGTTTATCTCCAGTATCTTCCACCACAGCACCGAGTTAAGCAGATGCTTATCGGCTAAGGCTCCTAGGCTATCTCCAAACACCCAGGTGTAATCAAAGAAACTAATGTTACCTAGCTCTTCAAACTCTCTGTAAACAGCAATGTCATAGTTGCCTGTAGATTTATTTTCAAGCTGAGCTAAAGGCCCAGTAAAGTATCTAGAACGACGCGTTATGTTACTCATTGACTTGGCTGCTCACCTTCTTTTTCAACGTTAGCAGTGCGTACCTTCTTCTTCTTATCAGACCAGGCTTGTTGTACTTTCTCGTCTGTATCGCTAATAACTGGGTACCTAATAAACTGAAGGTCTACAATAGAAAACATAGGGATCATTTGTTCGCTAAATATAACGTGGTTTACGTTTAAAGACGCAAGCGATACCTTGTACCTCATATTAGGGTGGATTTTTAACCATACCGGAGTTCCAGTTATATAACCAAAGTCAGCAGTTTTAGGTTTTGAACCACCCTCGCTATAGCTTAGTAAAGTTCCAGAGCTTTCTTTTGGATCGCCGTTTACTACTCTATATAAAAACTCTAGATCATACTCGGTGCCTCTATGTAGAATTCCTTCAACTTCTTGCGCAGTTAACCCTCTAGGATAGTTTTTTGAGTAGGGTTGATTCTTACCCTTTAATGGAGCAAGCTCAGTCATGTCTACTACTCGGTTTAGGTATAGCTGAACACTCACGCTAAAGCTTCCACCAATATAGTTGGCTGGATCGTGTGTTGCCAATATCCAGTCAATAGAGGTATCCATTTGAGTACCATAAGAGACGTAGGTAGGGTTGTATATAAACCTAAATCCCCAAGGTTTTTTTGTATCCGCATTTAATGCTTTAGCTGTTTGCGTATCTTGAAAGAGCATTCCTAAGACACCTTTTTCTGAAGTCTCTTCATATAAAAGATCCTTTTTACCTGGAACAACAAAACTTGCTCTACGAGTTGTTTTAGTATCTTTTAGGTATTGATCTTTTATTTTTGCCCAGTGGGACGGACTTCTAGTGTAAAAATGGTTGGGGGGATTAGTCCTAGAGTAGTCTTTAAAATCTTCTGGTCTTCCCCTATCAAAATCAGGTTCTTCTGAAGGTCCACCATCTTCAGCTTCTTTACAGGTGTTGTTCCTAATTTCAGTT